ACGTTGTACACGATCCATCATGGCGTAAAGCTTCTTAGCGCCTGCATCTGTAGAGCCGTTACCCAATTCAGACACAATGCGTGCAGGGATTACAAACTCACCATCGGCAAGGCGTGCGGGTTGCTGTTTATCGCCAATGGTTGCAGGGATGCTGTCAGACACACCGTCTCCGGGGCCTTTGAGCAAACGGCCACCATCTGAGTAAGAACCCAAAGAGCCAAGACCACCACCTATGGCGTAGCCAATCATTCCGCCATTTTTAGCGCCAGAACCGGGAGAACCATCACTGCCGGGAGCCGTACCTGAAGCGCTAGCGGCAGAGGCGGCGGCAGAGTCCGCAGCGGAAGCAGCGGCGGCAGCAGCAGCGGCCCCACCATCATCTCCGCCACCTTGTTGAGCCGCGTTAGCTAAAGCCAAGGCAGTTGTATAGCCTTCGTAATCGCCAGTAAATGGACGACCGCCTGCTTTGCCGTACATCACGTAGTGGTCGTAGCCAGACGTAAATTGGGTAGGCTGACCTGTTATAGACTTACCTGTTCTTATTTCTTCTGCAACATCGGGGTTAGCCGCAAGATACGCTTTTTCATCAAAGTAAGATTGCGGGGCACCAATCGTGCCTGTACTAGTTCCCGTTTTTGTAGTTGTTGTTTTAGCTACGGGTCTTAAAATCTTTCTACCCAACACAGCCTCGTCGTATCGCCGCATTACGGGTCTATCGGCTGTTGCTGTACGCTGTGTTAAGTTTTTACCCTTGCCCATTAAGAAGTTATATGCGTCCAACGAGTCGTCAGTCTGTTTGTTGTACAGCGCATTATGTTCAGCCGCAGTTTTAGGCACTGCCGCGGTGTATCCCAAGCTGCCGCCACCAGCGGTGTACGTATCTCTGACTTGCCCCATACCCGTAAAGCCGCCATCCGGACGGCCGGGAATGTTTGGCGTAACGGTTACTGTTCCGTCAAGATTGGTTGTAATGTCACCGGGGGTTGTAGTCAGTGGGTTACCTGTGTCGTTGCCGTAATAACCCGTAGGAATTACAGATGTGGGTTTAGTCAGCGTGCTAGGGAACAGTTCTGCAATCGTCTTGCCTGTAGCGCGAAGGACGTCAGCCTCATTCATGTTGACGGTGCCCATAGCCGCCCGTGCAGCTTCCTGCTGTTGCAAACCTGTCTTGGCGTTGAATGTGGGGTCTCTTCTAGCCGCAGCAAGATAGGCGTTAATGTTTTGATTTAATCCGGACAAACCCATGTTGCCCGCACCAACGGCATACTCTAGTGCCGTAGATCCGCCGCCTTTTTCTAAAGAGTTTAAAAAGTCTGTTTGACTGACTCCATATTTAGTATTTGCATCTTTTATAGCTGCATCAATTTGCGCATCCGTGGCGTTTGCATACTTGTCGCCAAAACCTGTAAGCTCATTAAATTGGTTCGCAACTGTACCGTAGTACTGGTCTGGTGTTTGCCCTTGCCCTGTTGCGAATTTCATTCCCGCAGAGGTTGAAGCCGCCACATTAGCCGCGTCTCGTGCGGCAGCCGCTTGTTGATTGTTAAATGCGTTCAGTGCGTTGTTCTGCGCATCGCGTGCGGCTGCCGCAGCTTCCCAGCTACCTGTCTTTTGGTACAAGGCTTCGTCTGAAAGCATGGCTGGAGGTGTGCCTGCGGCCATACGAATAACATCTCCGCCATCAGCCAAAGCCACAATACCACCTGTATTCATCCGCGCTGGTTGCTGTTGCGGTGGCTGATTTAAAGACCCCACCCCAAGTTCATACGGGTTTGGATTCTGTTGGTAGAACAGATCGCGCTGACCTTGAAATGTTTTGTTTCCAAACTCGCTGGCCTTGACAGGCGTCATTTCGCGCATGCCGTACAGAGGGTCGGGTTTACCCGTATCTGGGTTGATGTTAAAAGCCATCTGCCGGATGTTCCCAGTACTTCTGGGATCGGGCAATTGCGTAGTTGTTGGAACCATAGCGCCCGCCATGATTGGTGCAGCAGCGTAAGCTAAGTTACTAAGGTTATTTTTGGCAAAATTTAAAGCCGCTCCGGGGCTAGATGTAACCGCTTTAGCACCTGCACCAAACTTATCGGCGGCGGATAGATTAAAGTTTGAGGGGTTAACTTGTTCAATAGGCGGAACAGATATGGCGTTTCCTGCTGCATTAACGCCCCCTGCAAGATTTTCTGCACCAATTGGTGCGCCACCAGCAACTAACGCATTACCCCCAGCGCCCATCAAGCTTTCACCCAGCCCCGCTCCACCATAGGCACCCAATCCGGCCATCAAACCGCGAGACAAACTGCCTGTAGCCAAAGCGGTAATACCGCCCGTAGCTACGCCCGCCATCATGGAAGACAAGCCAAATCCAGCAGGGCCTAAGAACGCGCCAAGTGCAATGGGAGCGATTGACTTAAACAGGTCAGACAAAAGCCCCGCTTCGGGCAAGCCCGTCTCAGGGTTGATGGTCAGCGTGGTGCCGTTAGCTTGGGCAAACTGTTGTAGATTCCGGACTTCGTCCGGCGTCATGTGTACTAGTAAAGAGTCGTCACCGCGGCCTTGCGATGCTACCTGTTCGGCAAACTTGTGCAGGCTCATTTTTGCCTCTCAAAATGGGGGTGGGTCGATAATATCATGTTGACGTCTTTATGCGAAGCATTTGGCTACCATCTTGTACACCGTCTTGTGTGTCTCTGTAAACATCACCCAATCGCAAGCTAGCAAAATCGGCATCAGTAGGCAGTGTGTCAAGGTTTAAATTTAGGGTTGCGCCGCCCATGTCACCGGGGTTGTTCAACTGATTAAAGTACAGGCGCAAGACGTTGCTTAGCTGGCTAAAGTAGCGGGCATCGTACTCTCTTGGAGCCAGCGGCAGACTGGGTGGAACTGCGTTTAGTTCGGCCATTATCTACGTCCATCAGGTCTAATATCAATACGAGGGGCACCCAGTTGCCACTGTGTATTCAACTGATTTGAGTCAATCTTAAAGATCATTTGGCGACCACGCATACGGGTCATTATCTGGCCTGTAAACTGTTCAGTGATTACGTACGTACTGCTTTTGACTACAGGTTGTCCTGCTGTGCTCGTCACGCCAGAACCTGAGTTTGCCAAACCAAACAACGTCATATTGACTGAGGCAGGTGCGCCTGCAGGTGTGTTTGTAGAGTCGCTGAAGGTCAGATCAGGAAGGACGCGCCACACAAAACCAAAATTGTGTCCGTCACCAATGTCAAACTCAGACGAGCTAATGTAGGCATTAATTGCAACAGGGGTGCCGGTTGTGTCATCGTTCAAGCCTGTCTCGTGGTTAATCAAGTTGCCCGTGAGCGTATTAGTAAAGTAGTTGGCTGCAATAGGGTATGACTGCAAACCAGAATCCAGCCAAGCCGTGCGCTCCATCGTGCCGTAGTACCAGATTTTTTCAACGTAGTTGTATATGACGTACTTGTCGATGACCGTGCTGTTAGCCGAGCAGTAGAACCACCAGACTTCATTAAAGCCTTCGTTGGTACCTGCAAATACTTGCAAGCCCTGATTTTGATTAAGATCACTAAAAACAAAACGGCGCAAATCACAATTAAGCGTCTGTACGCGGCCATCGTAAGAATAGAACTTGTCCACGCCCATCCAGTACACGATACCTGAAGCAATTACAGCCGAGTTAGGACTTATGATTGAAACGTTGTCGCCAAGCAACTGCGGTGCCCATATAAAAGGGGGCCCAAGGTATTGCAAAGAATACACAGCCGAGTCAGTAAACACAATGATTTCTTGACGGGACTGTACTACTGCAACAATCTCAGAGCCGTGAGATATACGTATAAACCCTGCCTGATTGGTGGGGTCTGGCGTCCAATTAAACAAATCGTTTTGCCCGCACCAGCGAATTAGCATTGGGTCAAGTGTGGCCGAACCATAGTCGTTACAACCAAAAATCAAAATAAAACGAGATGTATCCGATACAACAATGTTGTTTTGAACTGTAGGCACGTCAACAATTAGCGATACCACACCCGTACCTGAACTTGCTGTGTTGACCTCGTTGCCAGCAGAATCAAGCAAGTTGAACGTCAAACCGTTAACTTGGAACACATAGTACGTAGTTGCCGCAGACACGCCAGACGGCAATGAACCACCCGAAAACTGAAGCGCAGCGCCCTCTGTAAATAAAACCGTGGAAGTAACAAGCGTTGGTGAAGCGTTGGTAAAAGATACTGTGCCACCCAAAGAGCTCAGCAACACTCCTCTGGTTGTTAACGTAGGTGCTTCCCAGTAGTACAAGCCGCCACCGCGAGGGCCAAACACTAAATCTTCACCGTAGTTAGCCTGATTCCAAATACGAAGTGCTCCAAATATACTAGATATTGGTGCGCCATTTCCCCAAGTACCAAGACCCCACGCACCCGCACCCCAACCTTCTAAGACTTGTTGAATGGCGGGGCCAACATTTATTTCATAAGCCGCAACAACCGAAGCGCCTCCTCCGGCTGCAGTAGCATCCGCTGCGTTGGCTGTAGCCGTAGCCGTAAATGTATAAGTGTTAGCGTCAACAACGTTTAAAATTTGATAGTTTGCGTTAAGAACAGCCGCCGTTATATTGCCGCCCAAACCAGTTGCACCACTAAAAGTTACAAAATCATTAATTGACGCACCGTGGGCGGTGTCTGTAACTGTAATAACGGCAGAGCCGTTTGTAGCCACAAAAGGGTTATTGTTGATTGTGCTAGTAGCCCGGAGGGGTGTGATGTCGTTGTAAGCACCACCACTTTCAAGATAAAACTTAAGGTTTGT